ATATATTTAGTGGAAAAATAAACTGGGCATTTAATGATCTGGTTGACAACGGTGTAACCTGTGTTATAATAAATATTATTATAGGAGATATTGCCAGTGGCAACAAAACGTACTAAATCCACCCTGGATCCTACACAATCAATAGCATCCACACCGCCTGCGCCAAAAGTAAATTATCTAAACAACAGAGATATTTTAAAAGAGATTCACGCCAGCAAAAACACATATTGCTACTACAAGAATCCCGAAACCGACAGTCAATACGACATCATTTTGCCCAGTTTGGACAAGATCAACCAACGCACTGTGGCAGAAGCACGCCGCAATCGTGCTGACCGTCTCAAGCGGCTGGGCACCATTGTTGATCCATTGAAAATTCCCAATACCGATTTGGTGTTTCGTATCAGCTGCTGGGACCATATTCCGATGGCAGAAAAAAAGATTCCCAAGTCTGCACAAAAGAAAAAACAAAAACTAGAAGATCTACTGGAATTTGTCGAAGAAGAACCTGTTGACGACTCGTTAGACAGTATCCTAGACAAAGGATTGATCAACCCGGTTCGTCAGCGTTTGAACTTTCCTCCGTTTGAACATTTTCGTATTGACGAAAACAAAGAAAAGTACATTGTGGGACGCAGCCACTGGAAAGGTGATCTCGAAACCGGTGAGTTCAGCAAAGATCACGGCGACATGACACGCAAACTGGCACACATGTTTATGAAACTGTGTGAACGCTATGCTACTCGTAGCAACTGGCGTGGCTACACCTACAACGAAGAAATGCGCGGACAAGCATTGCTACAGTTGAGCCAAATTGGTTTGCAGTTTGATGAATCCAAAAGCCAAAACCCATTTGCTTACTACACAGCAGCCATTACCAATTCGTTCACACGTATTTTGAACTTGGAAAAGAAAAGTCAGAACATACGAGATGATATTTTGGAAATCAATGGTCTTAGCCCTTCGTGGACAAGACAAAATCTTGGCAAAGCTACTATGGCTCAATTGAGTGGTCCTGTTACCATTACCACTTACATTGTTGACAAACCTACCGAAGAAGCCGAAACTGATTTGGCCAAAACTGAATAATTCAGTTTGGCTCAATACTCGATTGCACACACCCACGGGTGTGTGCTATAATAGCTGCTATGAATCTATTTAAAAAAGTTGCTGTCTGCACAGACATACATTTTGGACTCAAGTCCAACAGTTTGGTTCACAATCAAGACTGCGAGCAGTTCATTGATTGGTTTATTGAAACAGCCAAAGCACAAGGTTGCGAAACTGGAATGTTTTTGGGCGACTGGCATCATCATCGTGCCAGTATCAATTTACAAACATTGAACTTTAGTTTACGCAGTTTGGAAAAACTGTCAGCGGCTTTTGAACGGTTTTTCTTTATTCCTGGCAATCACGATTTGTACTATCGTGACAAACGTGATATACATGGTGCTGAATGGGCACGGCATTTGCCCAACATCACAGTGTGCAACGACTGGCATCAAGAGGGCGATGTTGTTATTGCTCCGTGGCTGGTTGGCGACGATCACAAACGTATACCCAAGATGAGTGCCAAATACATGTTTGGGCACTTTGAGTTGCCGCATTTCAAAATGAATGCCATGGTAGAAATGCCAGATCACGGCGAAGTCAAGGTTGAGAGCTTTAGCGGCTTTGAAAGTGTGTTTTCTGGGCACTTTCATTTACGGCAACAAAAGAAAAATATCAACTACATTGGTAACTGCTTTCCGCACAACTATGCCGATGCAGGCGATGCAGATCGCGGCATGATGACATTAGTATGGGGATCAAAACCGACCTATCATGCTTGGCCAGGTCAGCCGCTGTATCGTGTGCTTAAACTAAGTCAGGTAATCGATAGCGCACCTAAGATATTAGTGCCTAACATGCATGTGCGTGTGGAGTTAGACATTGATATCAGCTATGAAGAAGCTAATTTTATCAAAGATACATTTGTTCGAGATTACGGACTACGTGAAATGGCATTAATTCCGGTTAAAAACAATGCTATAGATACAGACATGGCACCAGGAGAAGTAAAGTTTGAAAGTGTAGATCAGATTGTTACCGATCAGCTGACCAACATCGAATCGGAGTTTTACGATCCTAAACTACTATTAAAAATATATCAAAACTTATGATTTTAATTTTAGGCAAGGGCGATCTAGCACAAGCTATTAACAGTATATTAACCGATGCTGTTTGTGTCGGCAAGCCCGAGTTTAACTTTGGCCAACAACAAGATTGTGACCGACTAATTGCCACTTATACACCAAATATTGTAATTAACACAGTTGGTATTAATCAATATTCAAATCCGTGGGACGTTCTCACAACAAATTACACTTCAGCAGTGTATCTAACATTAGGGTTTTATAACAAGATGGATACTGGCCAAATAATAAATATCAGTAGTGCTAGTGCTTTGTGGGTTAGCTATCCAGAAATCAATACTGGTCGATTTATGTACAACATCAGTAAAGAAAATATAAGTACATTTGGGCGACATTTTAATCGTAAGATTGTTAACGACACCAAACCTGTAATTGTAACAACTGCAGAGATTGGTAAATTTCCTAGCAAGTTTAATAACTACCAATCAGGAACCAGTATTGCAAAAATTGCCAATGTTATTGTTGACTTAATTAACAATCCACGACAACAAATAACATTTATATAAAATGTATAAATTTAACGACATTAAAATAATTCAACTTGAAATTAGTAATTTTTGTAATGCAGCATGTCCTCAATGTCCTAGGAATTATTTTGGTGGTAAAACTATTCCCACATTGCCATTGCATGCATGGACCATGGATGAATTTAAACAAATATTCAACACCGAATTATTGAACAATCTACAACAAGTATATTTCTGTGGCACATATGGCGATCCAGTAACAAACCGGCATTTGGTTTCTATGTGCAAATTTCTTAAAGAATGCAATGCTCAAATTAAAATTGGTATACACACAAACGGCAGTGTAGGGAGTGTTAAAACTTATCAACAATTAGCATTGTACTCTGAGTTTATAGCGTTTGGTATTGATGGTCTTGAAGACACAAATCATATCTACAGACGCAACACAAAATGGGGTAAAATATTAAATAATGCCAAAGCGTATATTGATGCTGGTGGTGTTGCTATTTGGGATTTTATTGTTTTTAAACATAATCAGCACCAGGTCCAGGAAGCGCATCGTCTTAGTCAATCACTAGGTTTTAAATCGTTTAATGTCAAAAAGACCAGCAGATTTCTTAACAGAAATCACACATATAACAGTGCCCTTGAAGTTTACAATGCCAACGGCGGTGTTGACTATACAATTACTATCCCAACAATCCCGGAATACATCAACGAAGGTTATCAAAAAATATCAATTGTTAGCAATACAACCAAATGTCACTCTTATGCAAAACACGCAAAAGTATCCTGTAACGCCAACCGTATCAAAGAAATTTATATCGGCGCAGACGGATTTGTATTTCCTTGCGGGTGGTTACATGATCGATTATATGGACCAGAAGTGGAAATCAATAATGATCATACTATGATCAAACAATTAATGGACAATGCTGGCGGGTGGCCACTAGCAAATGTTTTTTATACACCATTACGTACTATAGTTGACGGCACATGGTTTAATGAAATTTTTACATCTTGGGGCACTGACCAACAGTTAGAGAGGTGCGGCATGATGTGCGGGTCTGATATTAATTTAATTGGGCCACAAAATAAAGAGATTGGATACAAATTATGATTAACGACATTATAAAAAATTATGAATGGACTCCTGATCCAAGATGGGACAATCAAATACTAACATATGATCGAAAAAAATTTAATTGGGCTGAGCAGGTGCTTGAAGTTGTACGTGAATTACGCCCACGACTTGATTCTCTTGAAAATACACATTTATACTTTACATCATCTGAGCTAGTAACATTGCGTCAGCATCTTGAAAAATTTACCAATAGTAGACATTTTAGTGTGCAGATAGATGAATTTTTTTACGAGTATGTTAAACCTTTGGTCAAGTGTGATGACTATCTTGTGCAAAAAACATCAGGTATTAGATTGGTCGTTCCGGAGCAAGAGAAATTAGGTCGCTTATTAAGTTTCCATACTGGCTACTGGACTGGGTATAGCAATGACATGGGAACTGTGTGGACTCCGCTTAGTCGAGCATTTGATTCTAACACTATGCAAGTTGTTTCGTGGGAGGATTCTAAAAAAATTATGAAACGTATTCATTTAGAAAAGCTGTCGATTGACATGATACAACAACTTTGCGCCGAATGCATGCAACCTGTTGAGATTGAAGTTGGTCAGAGTTGGCTGTTCAATCAAGGGCACCTATACGGAAACATCAACAATACCACTGGTATTAGCCGAGTAAGTTTTGATACTCGGTATGCATTGCCAAACGGCGTATTTGGTCCTCGCCGCGTGGGTGGATTTTTTCGATTACAACACACTCACGCTGAATTAGATCGTAGCAAAATTCAACCAGGATCATGGGTAGTGTTTGTTGATCAAAATAGTGAATATATCGGCAATATTCCGCATTACGTTGTACGAGAATTTCTCATGCAAACGACTAAAGCACTAAACATTAAGGTTCTTGAGTGGAGCAACGAATACTGGGGATGTACTTGGATGCCAAAACTATTAGATTTTGTTAACAAGACTACACTCAACGGACTTGTATTACCGAGTATTCATGCATTTAGCGGCGATGTTGATTTGAGAATGTCTATGTTTAAAACTGCTATTAGCAACGGTCAGCAACTGTTATTTGTTGACGAGCAAATTTTAATTAGTACAGTTTCTGAACTATCGTTATTAGATAAACTTTACAGCATAGGGAACTAAATGACATTAGAGATTATTGGCCATATCTATTTGTCAGACATTGACCACGATTTTGAAGAAGTGCATCAACAACTACTAAGATTGCGGCGCCCTAACTATCAACCTCATCAAAAAATTGTAATAACACACGAGGATCATGACTATTTTTTTCCAGGCTCTGTTACTGGCGTTGTAGCTCATAATTTTTTTAAATTAATTAGATATCTTGACATTCCAATGAGTGCGTTGGTAATTTTGACCACTCATAGTCGATACAAAGAAAGTATTGAGCCATTTGTTAGCCACGATCGTGATCGGCCCGAGGTACACTCGTTATTAGTATCAAAAATGACTTGGGGGAATGTTGTTCCGTGGATTAACCAAATTAATAACATTGAAAAAGATATTAAATTTAATGCTGTGTGTATTATGGGAACACCAAGATCACATCGTGTTAAATTGGCACAATATCTCAATTTACATAATTTCACTACCATACAATACAACTATAATAATCAGTCATCACCTAATATCAGCCGGACTCCTCCTACAATTAAAATTATTAGTCCGCATAATAATAGTTTAAACAATCTAGGAATAATTTATACTATGCCGCATCGAACAAATCAAGGATGGGCAGATATTCCAAAAAGTTCCAAATTTGAGTTTTTAGCAAATCAACCAACTCCGGTATCAATACAAAATTCAAACATACCTAATTCTGGTATTGATTTTTACAAAAACTATGCAATTGATATTGTTGTAGAAACAAATTTTGATTACCCACATATTTTTATAAGTGAAAAAACTCTACGACCACTGTTGGCCAAAACTCCATTTATTATGTTTGGGCCTGCTGGCACGCTGACGTATTTAAAATCTTTTGGGTTCGAGACATTTAGCGACTGTTGGGACGAAGGCTACGACACTGTAGAGGACCCTCAAGAAAGATTTATTGCGTGTACAAAAATAGTAAAAGAAATTGCCGAGTGGCCAATTGAAAAATGCCAAGAAATTTGTCAAACTTTAAAAAATAAGCTAGAAAACAATCAAAAAACATTGTTAACCTACGTTGACAATACATTTAAACCTGTGTATAATAGTTTTAAGGTGCCGTTATCAGATGATACATATTAAAAATTTAACCGTTAAAAACTTCATGAGTGTGGGCAACTCTACGCAAGCCATCAACTTTGATCGAAAAGATCTCACACTGGTGCTGGGCGAAAACCTGGACATGGGCGGCGACGGAAGTAGAAACGGCACAGGCAAGACCACAATTATCAACGCACTCAGCTATGCGCTGTACGGAACAGCACTCAGCAATATCCGTAAGGATAACCTGGTCAACAAAACCAATGCCAAAAACATGATGGTCAGTTTGGACTTTGGAGTAGGTGGTAAGTTGTACAGAATCGAACGCGGGCGCAAGCC